CGGAGAGAGGCCCCCCTTATCTTTTAAGCCTGTTCGACGGTCAAGGCTAACTTTCCCTTATAATACAGGAAGGGAATAGTTGTATTGTGCGATCCTATGCCAACCGGACGTCATGGTTGCACACGTACCGGCGTAAGACAGAGTGAGAGTCTCACCCGGAGCATCGACATTCACCATAACCAGATAAGTGGCTTTGGTGGACCCGTTTCCAATGTTGCCATTAGAAACGGCCTGGGCGGTACAAGTGCCACCCAACGCAGGACCAGTCGCGGTAACCGTGGTACCAACGATGGTGGCTGTAATCAAATACTGCCCAATCGACCCGAACGTCAAAGTGCTAGCACTCGACACAGAGACGTTCATAAAGGAGGTTAACGTAGGCAACGTTCCAAAAGGGGTTGCTGCAGCAATCGTTCCTCCAGACAAGATGAACGCCGACTGGCCACCTTGGTTCGGATTGATCTGCTTCTTCATGAGGGTAACATCGTAATGCACCCAAAGCTCGCCGACAGTGACGGTCGAGCTGGAAAGACCAGCAGTCGCAAACTGGAAATTTCCAAGATCATATAAGTGCAGATCAGTATTCGGAGGCGAGGAGCCAGTCCGAACATACATAATATTCGTAGGTCTGGTCGACGGCGCACATTCAACGCCATGGATCAAATCACTAGAGGTTTTCGCGGAGCACGCGAAATCAGAGTTTTCCATCTGAGCCTTGGTTGGATAAGGCGCATCAGTCACGTCATAATCTGTCGCCATGACCACGGTGCCCAAGGCCTGTCCCACCGAGTTATACTCTGAAGATGTGGAACGGAATTCGAAAACTAGCCCATTCATCTGATACTGGTCAAACAAAGAGGCAACTTGCGACAACCAAGGAAAACTAGAAGACAGCCCAGGGTTGATGGGATAAGAAACGTTGTTAAACGTATTTATCCCAGCTGACAAAACGTCGCCCAGACATTCACTGTCAATCAACCGCAAGACTCCTTTCTTATCCATCTTTATCTTACCAGACGTAGGACCTGTCACATGGAGGTCCTTCATCAACGAATTCGCAGACAAAGTGTAATCACCGTGGCCAAAGAAAGAGCCAACGAGATTCCCAGCGGCACGGCCCAGACGGTTGGAACCATACCGCTTGCCAACAATACCACCGACATCCGCAAACGGAGTGGTGGATTGGCCTCCAACCATCTGTCCCGGACGCGCCATGCGATTAAGCTGGCCCGTCGCAAAAGCTGAAATCCTAGCCTTGGCGCTCTTAATAGCGTCAGAAACATAATCTCCATTTCCTGACACTGGCCCAAGAGACAACGTGGCGAGTTGCTTACGAGCACGACGCTCACGCCTCTTCTTGGTCTCCTTATTTCCGTTCATCAAACGCTTTTTGTGGGAGAAATTGGAAACTTTTAGGTTTATAAAATCACCGAGACCGAGCCTATCCCGGTGATAAATTGATGCAACTCTCCTCGAGATACCTCAGCATAGCCTTAAATCTGGGCTGAGAACGCTCGGGGTTGTGGCGGGTCTCATACTCTAAAGCTGTCACCTTCTCTAGAGTCGGAACTCTATCAGTCAAAATAGAGAAAACGGTTTTGGGCCAACTAGTCAAGTAAGCAATCCATGACCCGTTTTCGTATTTGTACCGATGGCTGCAGAATTCAAAGTCGGTAGCTGTGCAAGACTCGACGTTCCTAACAGGAATACCAATCGACTGATATGCAGCTTCCAACTCCTCGGAAGTAAGAGAATTCTCTTCCAAGCAATCGTCGCCCTGGGCCTTGACCCACGTACTGCCGATATAGTAAGCGAGAAAAACCCTCGACAACGACTGAATCAGCGACGTGAGATATGACCCACTCGGCAAAACACGCGAATTGTTCTTCTTAACTAACATCGACCCATCAGAAAGAACATAAACGCAAGCGGTAAGTAGCGTAATGCGAAAGCGGCAAGCCAAACGCCACCTGACGCACTTCGCCCTGTTAATACACAGGGCGAAACACAACCCAAGCACGGCCATCATGAGTGCGAGGTACTGAACCGAATCAAACCCAGAAACATCGCTGGAGTGAAGGTGTCCCTTACGGGTACGAACCACTTCACCTAGCGCCTCAATGCCGGGATCAGAAACTGACAGGCCAATAGTAGCCGGTCCACGAGGATACATTCGCTTGACGCACTTACTAAAATCGCCAAACAGAAATCTTTCAACTCCTTGATCAACCATGCTGATTCCGCATATTATGCGGAATCTCCGCTCCTGAACTTTCTGGAGCGAGTGGGGTTCACGCTTGTGAAAGGGATAAACTCCATCACAGAATCCCTGTTGCACAGCCCAGAGGGGGTCCGCCTCAGCCCTCTCTAGGTCTTTCTCCGATGCGCTCAACAACTTACGCAACCGGTCCCTAATCAGATGGAACACAACTAAAGGTTCCTTCTGCACCCACTCGCCAATGGTGCCATATCGCACGTTATACGGAGTGCCTGGGCTAGCATCCATCCGAAACTCCTTGATCACCTCGAAAATTGCGTTATCAAACTGCAATGTGTGACCAAGGTTATCTGCATCTTCCAAATGAAGGGGGAGGATATAGGGAAAATAATCGTCCGCAGCCCTCAGAACGGGGACTCGTAACTGCTCTTGCGTCAGTGTCGAGCGATCCTTGTTCTTCTCTACTTGGATTGAGAGAGAATTTTGGAGATCAGCGGGCTTAGGGCTTGGGTAAGCAAGTCCTGCGCACTCTGGGAAGATAACCTTGAGTTCTTCCGAGAGTTCTCGGGGAAGGGGCTCTCCGCGGTTTGGAACACTAGCGGTGATCCCAACCAAGACGAGGCCTGGTGCGACTTCATACGGCTCGAGGACCCTCTGGATCTTCCCGAGCCCTTCAGGCCGCCCCGGGACTTCGGGGGCCCAGGAAAATCCCGGGGGATCGTCTCAAAGACGACCCTCCCTGCTGCGAGATCATCAGCCGCCACCTGCCTAGCCTTGGCGTGGTCTTCAACTCGCATCTTCAAAACATCGAGCAATTGAGGAGAAATAACCGCGTTGGTGACCCGGAGATTGTACTTCACCTGCAACTCTCGCATCAACGTCTGATTCTCCTCCGACCCGTCCTTCGCAACCCTTCGCTGCATCTCTAAGGACGCATTGAACAAAGCGAGGGTACCTGGATCCGTGCGAGCAACACGGGATCTCTCCTGTGCGGCGAGAGTAACGACGTCCTCCATTCTCTTCCTAGCGTACACAACGCTGGGCATCTTGGAGATCATCGCATTAACCTCGGCGCTCTGGCGCACCGGCGCTGCGGCTGCTACGTTCCTGAACGCACTCAACACCGCTTCGTCGTTGCGCATCGAATAACAATTATTCTTCTTGGGCATCTGCGCAGGACCTTTCTCCTTGATGCGGCGGAACTTATTCAACAGCTCCTCCACACCGTCCAACCCGGGACCCGACGCAATCATGTTCGCCGCCGTCAAGGGAACTCCCGGCTTGGGAGCAACCAACAAGACCTTGGGCTGAACGACCTGGGGGGGGGGGAGAGATGGATTGTATTCCACCTCTAACCGCCCTCCTCCCGGTGCCTTCGACATGAGCGCTACAGGAGCAGCACTCACGGGATCTCCAAACAAATACCCGGGAGGTCCCACGAACGCATCACTTCGTGCGACCGGAACCTCGTCAACGATCGGAACGGATGGAGGCAACGCCTCCTTCTCAAATCCGGGGGGGATCCTAGCCTGACCGTTCGACTTCACGAAATCCAACGGAGGGAGTTCGGACGCGACTACCCGATCCTCATACAGGGCAATCCTTGCATCCATCTCTTCCTCCGTGACGACTTCTCGAACGGGCTCCTCGTGCACCACGGGGGGGACGTGGGCAGCCAGTTCGGGATGCTCGCGCAACAGCCTCTTCAACTGCTCCGCGGGCGTCTCCAACACCGGCTCCTGGGGGTCGCGACGAATTGCCGCGACACCACTGCGAGAGGGGGGGGCAGAGATCTTGATACCAGAGCCCATAGATCGGAAGGCGTTCAACAACTCCTCCTCCGACCTCTCAGACGTCTCAAATCGAAATCCCGATTTCCCCTTCCCCTGGGCTGCCCACCTCGCAACGGTGCGCAACCTCTCGAACGAGCCGAAGCCCTGGACCGCCTGACGTCCCTGGACGAACAGCTCGAACTGCTCATTGCTGACGTTGATACCCTCGCCGTTGAGATAATTGGCCATCATCTCAGCGGAGTCAACATATTCCTTGTTGAAATCCTCCTGATCGGCTTCATCGTCATCTCTAACACGAAGGAGACGGGCCTTCTGCTCCGCTCTCGTCTCCTCCTGCTCAAAACGGCGGGCGGCATCGTCAGCCTCCCGCTCTCTGCGGTCGTCTTCATCAACGACACGCTCTCCTTCATAAGCAGCCTCGCGACGCTCGTAAATGGAGGAACCCTCGAGAGTGAGGGGTGCCTTCTCCGCAATTGGAGCGAGGACTTCGGAACGGGAGACCCACATCGGCTCCTGTTCCCTTCGGGCAGTCTCACTGACCACCCCGTTCTGGCTCTGGATATGCAACAACATGTAATCCAAGCCAGGCCTCTCAACCGGGACCCCTCCAGGAAGGAAGGGAGAACCGATGTAAGGGCCTAATACAACCGCCACGCCGCGGCTTTTCC